GCACCAGCTACTCCTGATTCTGTCATATTAGCTTTTAATTTTGACTCGTCTGGTAAGAACTTGCCGGTTAATCCCAGTTCATCTTTCTTTGCTATCCATTGTTTCTGTAGATCATCGGGAATATCAGCACGAGTGGAATCTAATATTTTAAAGTAAACATTGACCAGATGGTTGTAGTGTTCGGGACTGAGTTGTGATTTTAACGCGGCGTGTAATTTATAATAATCTTCCGCCACATCAGTTGTAATGTTAGTATTAAGTCTTTGGTTCAATATCGTCAATGCCTGTACCGGATCTCGAGCTAGTATCTCACCTGACTCTTTATCTTTGACACCATTTACATGGTTAAATGATAATCCTGCTACTTGGAACGCAGACAACATAAGTTGCGTACGATGTAACCCTTTAACATTGGATCCTTCGGGATAAGCAGATGAATAATATGAAAAACGTAACCAACCTAAGTCGCCCACCATCCAGTCAATTTGAACTCCCTGACCAACATCATTACCTTCGATATCTTTCTGAGGGAATAATCCAAATATGTTACCATCTGATACTTTCTTTTCATCGCAATATAAACTGGCAGCATGACTATTGATGTATAATACCAAATTAATTAAAAATGCCTTCATTCGTAATTGTTCGGGCTTGGCAGTCCTTGCTCGTTTTGTAAGTTGATCAAAGGTAGCCTTGACATCAGCTGGGTCAATATTCCATAATGCTATAGACTGATCCGACAATTCCTTGTCCACCAAATCACTAGCTGAGACTCCTAAATCTATATCTCCCGACAGGGCTTTTTTCCCAACTGAGCCTAGGCCTTCAAAATGACTAGTATTGAAGATGGCTGCTTTTTTGGGGAAAATAGATTTCAGCTCAGCGAAATAAGCTTCTAAAGTAGGCGGAATATTTTCACGAAGAATCGGACCAGTTTTACCGGTAAACACATTCCCGCCTTCGGCGATACCACGAGTTAACACTTCGAATATTTTCATAATATATATTTAGCCATTGCAGTTTTATCATAGCCTATATTATTACCGGTAAATATCAGCTACAATACGAGTTCATAAGGAAAAAAGATGACATTAACAGTTTATACTAAAGACGATTGCCCGTTTTGCGATATGGCAAAAGCACTTTTAGAAAGTAAAGGTATTGAATATACCACAGTAAATGTGGCTGTACGTACAGAAGCTCGTGATTATTTGGTTGAACAAGGATTACGTAGTGTACCACAGATTTTCAATGGCACGACACTTATTCAAGGCGGGTATCAGGGATTAGCAAGCAAACCAGAAGAATTTTGGACAGAATTAAAAGGATAATATGGAAATTAAAGACAACGAAGTATACACATTTAAAATGGCATCGGGCGAAGAAATAGTCACAAAAGTATTAAGTTCAGACGCCGACTATATCTATATCACAGAACCATTGGCAGTAGCACCTAGCCCCCAGGGCCCAGCGTTAATGCAGGGTATTTTTACCTCGTCACCAGGGACAAAAGTATCACTAAATATTAAGCACATCGCAATGTTTGCCGAAACCGAGGACGGTGTTAAGCAGCGATACATTAAGGTTACTACAGGAATTGACGTTCCAAGCAAAAAACTTATTTTAGGATAATATATGGCAGGTGGAGTTGTTAGAATAACAGACGCAAATTCATGTGGTGGTAAGCCCATGAATGGTGTAACTTCGGTAAGGGTTAACGGAATCCCCGTTGTGGTTAGTGGTGCATCTGTTAGTCCTCATGCCAACTATAAACCTCCACACTCCACTGCACGTACTATGTCAACAAATACATCAGTTAAAGCGGGCGGGCAACCTATAGTAACTGCGTCAGATGTTGACACATGCGGGCACACTAGATTAAATGCCAGCACCAATGTTAGGATAGGGTAATAATGGCGCAACCAGCTAGTTTATTAACTCCATTTCAATTAACAGTCACCGACAGTTTATTACACAATCAAGGCATTAGTGTTAATGCTCAATTTGTAACTAAAATGGCAACCTTTAATAACTTGCCCTACATTACTGCATTGACTGACGCAATTGCCGCAGCAACCTCACCAGGGGCACAATTATCGCCCACCATCTATCCAGAACTATATTCATTGGGCTCGGGAAATTGTGCAGCACTCGGTGATAGTATACCTGTGCATACAGGAAATATTGCATACCCCGGCAATGTGTTATTTGGTAATTTGCTATTAGCGACAGCATATTCCTACATGGGGCAAGGTCCATCCGGTGGCGCAAAAAATCTAAGTATTTTTTGCCAAGGATTTGGTGCATTGGTAGGATATAATGGGATCACTAACAATTTTATTAACTCGGCAGTTAACAGCCAAAATTATCTAGGTGGAACTTATACCAATGCTGATAATATGGTAAGCGGTGGCATCACTAGTGTCAACATATGCACAGCACAATGGGGTAATGACCTTGCTAAGTTAGGTGGATTGATAGATCTCAATAATCTAGATGAATTAGGAACCCCTTTGGCTCTGGTACAACAGTTAGCTAGCCTTGGTGGAATTACCCCAGATATTGCCTTATATTTTACCAATGCAGGTGTTAGTGCAGATGTTGTGGTAAATCTAGCATCACCAACAGTTAATGCGTCTGACGCAGATCAAAAGGCCATGTATGCGGCGATGACACAGATTACTGGTACACCACTATCACAAATATTAAAGATAATGGGAATCACCACCACCAATATTAATACTATGGCCGACCTATTAAATCCCTATAAAATATTTCCTACCAGTTTTCAGACATTAACAGTTACCGGAACGAATGGGGTCGGTCAAAACATTTATACGAATCCTGATGGCACAGTTAATTCGACATTAAATCAGTACCTACCAAAAATAGCCCTGAGCTCACTATCATGACAGCATTAGATCGGTTAAGTCAAATAATTCCCCCGGATCAAGCATTGGCCAATAAGGCTCTGTCGGTTGCACTACAGCAAATAACAAATATATCTTCGTTAAATTTACCTAGATTAGCCAATGCTGTTAGTAATGTACAGACAAATTTTGGATTACCACTAGTAAATGCACAAAAATCGGCTGTTGATCCGGCAGTGGCCAATAGTCTGGTCAATACTTTGGGATCAGGGTCTGGACCTAGTGGGACTATCACTATCAATGACTCCATGGGAATAGCTGCCGGTGTCGTGGTTGCAAATGCCATGGCTAATACTGTTACACTTATCAACTCCATGAACTTGGCTAATCTAGTCAGCATATACAATGATATGCAGGCTACTGCTAGTGGTACATATGGACCCCCTGAAGGCCCGATTACAATTCTTACCGGGCCCGCTGCGGGCACTTATGATAATATCAATGCTGCATTTTCCGGACAGATGGCCAATATGACCAGTAATAGTGCAGGTGGCAATGGTCTTATTCCGTCAGTCAATTCAGATGTTATCCCCTCATTGATCACTACGTACCCCAGCCAAACAGCTAACCTAAACGCAAACTGGAACAATATGATGACTCAATTAAATTCTGAGAAATCCATTCAAGAAAGTGCTAGTGTGCAGTTTGCTAATCTGTTACCTAACAGTAATCCAGCCATTTACAGTTTTGTAATCTCAATACCAAGCTATGGGCAAGATACCTCAGCAAATAGCTCTTTTCAATATCTTGAATCTGTTGCAGATTTAACAACACTGGGAGGGCAGTCACTGGTGGCAGCATTGCGACAGGGACAAACTAATATCAACGCAACTGGAATTGCCACTACTAGTAACGTGCCGGTGGCGCCAAATCCCCCACCACCGGAGGCTGCATTAACTCCATCTCAGTATCCATACCCCCTGCCCCCAACCAGCTAATTTAACTAAATACTGGTATGAGAGCAAAAGAATTCACCACAGAAGCAAAATTTATGAATAGTCCTTGTACCAAGGATTGCAGCGGACATAAGGCTGGGTACGAATGGAGCAAGCGAAACAATTCTGCGTCGGCAGCTACTAAAAGTTCTAGTTTCAATCAAGGTGCTTTCATAGCAAAGAATTATAAAAAGTCACCGAATGACCCTACCACACCCATTGCGGAAGCAACAGGTGACGCTGAATTCGATCGCATGATGCGAGGGATTACCGATCCCAACGCTCTTGCCGCACATGACCGCGATGAGCGAGCCCATATAGCGGACCATGAATTCCTACAATTAGGTGACCATATCTGGGCACACTTAGAAAAATTGGGGCGCCAGATGTTAAAGAACCCCCAGCGTCTTGACTGGTATGTTCAGAAAATCAACTCCGGTGACTATGCCGCTATATCAGATTGGCTAACTTCGGTACTAAGAATCAGCCCCGATGTTTTGGAAAAACTGGATCAATTATGTTATGAGTGGGGTCGCCCATTAGTGGAGTTTGTGGAATCGGTTGAAGATAATACCTTCAATCAAGACTACTTACGACACTGGAAACAGTACAAAGCCCACGCCGAAGGTAATGACTAATTTGTCTTGACAAATATACCATTCTACACTATAATATTTAGACATTAAACATTTGGAGTAGACATGGGATTAGATCAATACGCTTATGTTGCCGCCAAGGCCGGCTCATATGATGAATACTGGGGCGATGAGAATTACGAAAAGAAAGACGATGACCCAACAAAACTTAGAAAGCCTACCGAATTAGCATATTGGCGCAAACATCCGAACCTCCAAGGTTGGATGGAACAACTATGGGTAGAAAAAAACCCAGGATCAGACGGAGAAACAGGTTATATGTTCAACAACATTGAACTAGAACTTACGTGGGAAGATCTTGATAGGTTAGAAGCCGACGTCAAAGCTAGTAATTTACCAAAAACAAAAGGATTCTTCTTTGGTGATGATTCTGACGACCACTACAAACAAGACGATTTAAATTTTATTAAAGCCGCCAAGGCAGAAGTTTTTCTTGGTCTTAAAGTATTTTATAATTCAAGTTGGTAATAGACATGCATTCAACAGATTATAGTTCAGAAAATTTTGAAGGAATTAAATTGGCAGCAGACTGGATCAGAGACCTTGAAAGTGATAACAGTAGGCTACACAAGGAATCTGTAATTGAAAAAGCCCTAATGGCAGCACAATTGGGTTCAACTAACGCCCAATGTTTTTTGTTTAATTGCTATCAAGCATATAACCCCTATTATGTATTCGGTGTCAAGAAGGTTCCTGAGACAGACGGACTTGTTGATAAACCTAATCCATGGCCTAAATTTTGGGCCATGTTGGAAGCATTGCGTACACGTAGCCTGACCGGCCATGCTGCCCGTGATGCCATTGTGGATATGAGTCAACGGTTTGATACTGTTGAATGGAATCAATTGTGCCGTCGAGTATTGATTAAAGACCTACGCTGTGGCATTACTGAACGCACACTTAATAAAATTTTAGGTAGAACTGAATGGGCTATTCCTGTATTTGAATGCCAGCTAGCAACAGATTCAAATAAGAATGTGTCTAAAATGAAAGGCGAAAAACGTCTTGAAGTCAAGCTAGATGGTGTACGTGTATTAGCATTAGTAACAAAAACCAGTGTACGACTGTTTAGTCGTAATGGCAAGCCGTTTGATAACTTTCCGCATATTGTGGAAGCTATTATGTCTGTTATGGACATGGATAAAATTAAAATGAGTTTTGTGCTAGATGGTGAAATCGTTGGGGCCAGCTTCCAAGCACTAATGACACAAGCTCAACGTAAAACTAATGTTGACTCTACTGACATGGTATATAATGTATTTGATTACATACCATTAGATGACTTTGAACGTGGATATTGGAATGCCCAACAGCACAAACGTCTGGAGTTATTGGAAATGATGAGACCAGCATTTGATAATACCAATTGCGTTAATATTATGGATGGTATCAATGTTGATCTTGATACATGTGAGGGACACAACCAGTTAAAACGATATGCCAATGATGCGGTAGTAGCAGGATTTGAAGGCATTATGATCAAAGACATTGGCGCACCATATGAATGTAAGCGTTCAAGTTTTTGGATGAAGTGGAAACCTGTTATTACAGTAGATTTAAATATAATTGGCTTTGAAGAAGGAACTGGTCGCAATGAAGGAAGACTTGGAGCGATAGTCTGTGAAGGTGTTGACGATGGTAAAAATATCAAAGTTAATGTTGGTAGTGGCTATTCTGATGTTGACCGTGATGAGTATTGGTTAAATAAAGATAGTTTAGTGGGGCATGTAGTCGAGGTTGCCGCAGATGCAGTTACACAAAACCAAGACGGTACTTATAGTCTTAGGTTCCCTAGGTTTGTTAGATTCCGTGGCACTGAGCCCGGTGAGAAATTTTAAAAAGGAAATTACATGGCTGTGAAATCGTGGTACTTGACCGTAGTAGAAACTGGCACTAACAAAAAAGTTTTTGATAAACTATTTTTTACTGCTCCTGTAATGAATCAATATATTAAGGAAGAAAAAATCCTGGAGAAATATCCCAAACCACAGTATTACATTGTCAAGGAAAATTATTAATGAAGGTAAAGCGTAGAAAATTTAACATTTTTGAGCAACTGGAACTGGCACATATCGATGCGACTGCATCGGGTCCGGTGGAAGAATATGTGCTAACCCCGGAGGAATTCCACGAATTCCAATTAGATGCTAAGAATCGTCCTGGCACAAGTTTTAGAAAAGTGGCAAATCGCCCCGGTGATGAGATTGGTGGTGACTGGCATTATCGTGGTGCTATTATAACTGTTGGGAAGTCAACTAAACGAAATGACAAATCCGGAACATGATGAACTTATCCGTCATCTGCGTGGAATACAATACATTGTAATTAACACGGAGCATGGCGGATTCGGCCTGAGTAAAGAAGCAAAAATTCTTTACCTAGAACGAGCAGGAATTACCTATACTCTCGTGTCTGGCCCAGATAGACATACAGAATCATTGTATGGTCCTCAGATTGAAGTTAATGGAAGTATCTGGGGGTCCATTGCAATTGATAGAGATGATCCCATATTAGTTGATGTAGTTCGCCAATTGGGTAGCAAAGCCGATGGCAATTATGCTAAACTTAAGATCGTGGAAGTGCCTGCCGGAGTTAACTGGGAAATTGCCGAGTATGACGGTCTTGAGTGGGTAGAAGAAGTACATCGAACTTGGAACTAAATACGTAATGATATTTGAATTAATAACTTTACCATCTGTGGCAAATAATTAACTATGTTTCTAACCTATCTTATGCTGGCAGTAGCACTATGTCTTAGTGTTATTGCAGAATTTTATTCTATTGCTGGGTTAGCTGCAATATTTGCCGGCGCCCCAATATCCATTATCATCATGGGCGTAATACTTGGAACAGCTAAATTATCAATAACAGTTTGGCTTCATGAATTCTGGCATAACGTTAAATTATCAATGAAGATTTATCTTGTGTCTGCCGTGATGGTGTTGATGTTCATACCAGTATGGGTATATTTGGCTTTCTCAGTAAAGCACATATTGAACAAATAGGCGCAGGTCAAGAAAATGCAGCCCAGATACAACGTATCACAGTGGAACTTAAACGTCAAGCTGAAATTGTATCCAAAGCTGAAGAACGTGCTAAGACATTAGAAACATCTGGCACCGGTGCAGATGCCAATGTTAACAGCCAAATTCAAACAGAACAGGGGCGTATCGATAGCGCATTATCTCGAATACAGCCAGTCATTGAAGAACAGCAAAAGATTATTGATGGACAAACAAAGCTGTATAGCGATCAAATTGCCAAAATTGACGAGCAACTTGCACAATTGCAAAAGTTTATTGATGCCAAAGAAATACAAAAGGCACAAGCCTTAGTTGGCACTAACGCCGACGGAGAATGGGGTATCGGTACTGCACGAGCAGT